ATAGAATTAAAGAATCATTCATTCATTATTTCTATATCTAAAATTTTTCATACCATTCATGTTTCAACAGATCATAAGGTGGGATATACAGTGCACGTCCAGCGCTGACACTGCGTATCTTACTAGAGAAATCTTCATACACCTTACGTCCATTGTGCCACATCAGGTGACATAATGATAGCACATGTTCTTGCATCTGTGAAGGTTTCTTGGTCCATCTAATTGATTCATGTATCTCTTCCACTGGGAATGTAGGATGAATAAGGAATGTATGTCTTTCATCTTGCTTAAAACCACGTTTAAGAAAAGTCACATTACTATAATCAAGTTTCTTGAATTCATTGGACTTATCTGCTGGTGTTATTGTAAGTCCATATTTCTTTCCTTCATTAGCAATAGCTTCCATATCTAGAGTATATTTATAAGAGAAAATCACATCATCACCATATGCAATTATTTTAAGCTTGTCCAGATCAATATTTTTGTATGCATCTAGAACTAGTGTTCTTATTATAATGTTATTAATCATAGTATTGAATATACTGGTTCCAGAACACCCAGAAGGAACTCCACCTGCCACTTCATAATATGTTGATTTAAACAAGTGCTTGGAATAACACAATCTATCAATTAAATTAGATTGGAAAGATAAATTTTCAAGAACTTTTTTCAGAGCTTGAAACCAGACAGGGTGTATACTACCATCATAATTTGTATAGTCAAAAGCCATTATACAATCTCCATCAAGCATAACTGGGATTTTAGACCAGAAAGTCTCAGGGTCACACCCTACTGCAGAGCCAGTAACAACGCCTGGGTTTAAATGAAACTTAGAGAACAAATTGCCAAAAGTAGTTCTAAATAATATTGTGTCATTTATACTACTTGCTTCTATAACTCTAGTTTTACCTGTTGAAATTTTCTCCTTTTTCCTAAGCTCGTCTTTTAAGAAAGTGATCATGGGTAAGTCAACTCCATATTTATCTAGAGCCTCTTTAAGCCTGGATATATCTTTTGTTTTGTTATTTATTAAATCTCTCTTTTTAATACCCATTGTGACATAAGGAAACCCTGCACTGGTGTTTAGATCTAAAGCCTCAAGTCCTTCTATCCCAAACACGCTATCTTCCAATGCTATTGGCCTGGAATCAATATCTAGTGTCATTAATTGTGCTGAGTAATGGGCAATAGCAATTTCCATATGTTCATTCAAATTACATTCCACATTACCTTTATATTTAGAAAATAAAGCTTCTTTAAAATTAACTTCCAATCTAGGGTCATTATCTGTGAGCACAGCTGGTTCCTTAGAGCCTGGGAAGACATCATAAAATACACTAGGCTGAAGTTTGGTTTTGCTAGGAGTGTGTATAGTTGGAAGACCACATTCAGTAGCATGCTTATTGACTTTAATTTGGCCCTGAGTATCTGTAAAGTATGATCTAAGTAACATAGCTGAAAAACCATCCCTTCCATTTCCACCCACATGAATACCTAGAATTTGACCAATTTTATATAGTACCCCTCCACAATACCCTGATTTTGTGGGGTAATTATATTTAAGCATTCTGGCTGTTTGATTTCCACTAAGCAAAATATTGCCATAGGACACTACATCTCCTACTTTAATTATAGTTGGTTCATCTTGATTAGCTGAAAGTGCCAAATTGCATTCTGGATAATCGTCTTCTGTTTCAGGTATATACTTTCTAATGTCCCTAAATTTTTCATTTCTATCTAATTGTATGACCGTTATTTCAAGTTTAACTCCATCTCTATTATAAAGATCATATGAGTCTAGAACCTTAGTGTGGACACCATTAACTTGGACCTCTCTACCTGGATCAGCATGTGTTGGGATGATTAGAATTCTGTCATGTATACCAAGACCTGTAAATTTTCCATTACCTGTAGTAATCACACAAGTATTGTTTTTGAGAATTGACCTTCCAAATTCTTCTTCTGGACCTTGAGCAACTACTCTTCTTTCAGGTACTTTGGTTTTAGGTTTAGGTTCACCTGAGTATGGTCCTTGTAATGAACAAAACAATTTATAAATTACAAATATAATGCCAGCTATACTTATTATATTTGCTATAATAGCTATTATGCTATTGGCTATATTTAAGTCTCTTTCCACTTGGCACTCTGCTGGAATGACCCATTTATTATCTTGACAGTACTTGATTACCTCAGGTGTTCTAACTGATTGTAACAGATCTRCTATAGCTGGTGGTGGTGGARCGTCTAAAGAAATTGGTCCTTGGAAAATTGCAGACATGACATCCACCACCTGTCTCCTTCTTTTGTCTTCTTCCAAAATGTGATTGTAAACTTGAGCTAAGGTGTATGTTGAGCAAGTGCTGCGATCTTTGAATGWCACTGCCTTACCACATACAAATGGACAACATTTTGCATTGCCAATTTTGGTGTTAACATTACAAGGTCGAAAAGCTTTGGATACATCTAATTTCCCTTGTGTATCTTTATAATTGTCATGAACTACAATATCTAAGTCAAAGAAAAATCTTCTATTCATTGCGGGTAATGAAGATATAGTAGGTGGGGCTAAAAGCGAGTGGTTAGTACTACATAAGATAAATCTTGAATCAAATGGTTTACCCTTGTCAGGCAAATCAGCCATGGGTGGTATAAATGTAACACTTGAAACCATTTGGCAAAATAGTGTCATGTCTTCTCCATCTGGATTTTGCATAATATCATCCATGATTACAACACTCTGATTGTCATAACCATCAAAATATTTGGGATCTGGAGGTAATGAGTACACATCACTTTCATTTGTTATCATTCTAGCCAAGAAGTTAGTTGTTATAGATTTACCAGTACCGGGTGGTCCATGTATCATCACCGCCACCGGTTCACTTCTCTTTCTTTGTTTAATTATATTGGAACATTTATTATAAAGCACTTTGATTCTTTTTGCCTCATGTGCATACAAAGGAAGAAATTTGCACGATAGATCATGTAGGGTGTCAATTTCACATTTGATTTTCTCTTGTGTTGCACTATCTGCCGCACGTAGATTTTCAATCTGTTTTTCAAGCAAACTGAGTTTCTTTATTTCATTCAAGTATTTAACTTTCAATTGGGCCTGGGGTAGCATAGATTTCATCCAATCTATAAATTTTGAAATTTTATTACCAATCCATTCAAGACCACGTGCAGCATTACACATTTCAGTGAATTTCTTAAGCCATGAATCAGACTCTTTGTGGATATAAGTTAATTGGGTCCATTTGCAAAACTTTTCTTTGAGAAATCTCCATGGTGAACCATTGCAACCAATTAGTGTCAAGGTTGCTATGATCGTTTGAGGGTCAGAGGAGTTTCTGATTATAATAACCATAGCCGAGATTATTCTAAGTAGCCACTTAATAACCTTCTTACTAATGTTATTGATTGGATTTATTGCATTTATTTGTTCTTTAACACTATCTACAAAACCATTGCCAAAAGCCTCTCCCAACATGTGTATGTAATCAGTTATGCCTTGTTCCTCAGCACAGTGAAATTGTCTAAGATCTATAAATGCTACATGACCTTCACCACCTGCTGTGATTATGCCAATGACACCATGTCTACAAAGAAGTTTTCCACCACAATCACCAGGTTCACATGGTCCTTCACCAATTAATAGGTTGTATTGGATGTGTTTGGGGTAATATTCACTCTCTTGTATTTCATACCAATCATGTGGAGTAACTTTTATTGGGTAATACCTATTTTTGTGTCTACAATAATAAGTAGCCTCAGTGCAGTTACAATTGGGAATATAATCATCACCTATAGTGTTTGTGCGGTATATGATTAAATCAGAAGAGTATGAAATCAAAATTGAATCATGCATTTCAGAATTGAACAGATGTAAGTTTCTATATATTAAGTTACCTACATGCACATATAGATCACTGGGCCCAGCAGTTGTTATAGTGTTTCTGCGGACTATGGCTGTTGTCACGTCACCTGTTTCTGGCATATAATTAGTCACATGACTATGTGTGTAAGGGACAGCTCTAGGGGGCCTAGGACACCAAGCTTTTGTGTGTTTAGCTTTATGATATATGTGTGTTGTGATGACAACAGAATGTTTCTGTTTTTCTGTAACTATTCTTGAGCATATAGTACCCATATCATTAGTAACTACGCTACCATACTTGGAAGAAGTGTTGTCTCCATCATATCCATCATAAAACATATAATAAGCTGATGCAATGCTAAGAAATGGTAAAGAAAATCTAGGAAATGGCTGTCCATGTTGCCAGAATATTGACATATTGGTGCCTGATTGCCATGAGAAATCGTTTCTTTTTGAAGGAATTGGAGCTCCTGGAGGAACATACATATATTGCATTACAATATGTCCAATGTCGTCTCCTCTACCAGCAATACAAGGCACCAAGGTTATTTCTGAGTCAAACCTGACATATGTAAACAATTCAAATTTTCTCCTAATCTGTGCCATTTCCTGTAGTGTGATTTTCCATTTTGTGAAATTTATGTCCTGTCCATTATAGTCAGTGTAATCAACCTTTATTCTTGAGATGTGGACACAACCAGATCTACCAAGGAAACTTTCTATACTCATCTCATCTCTTGTTTGTGATGTTATAACATACCTTGTCTCTATAGCATCTTCTGGTTGAACATTACTGGTGTGTCCCGTCTCTGCAGCATCTAAAAGTGGGGCAGAGTTTGATGTAGTGTGATGACTTTCTTTTATATTCGGCACTACTAAAACTTCATTTAAAACTTCATCAATGTAGTTTTCTACTGGATTTTGCTCTATTGGACCACTTTGTATGTGTAAATCTGTATCCCTTGCCATTCGTAGACAAAAATCTTTACATGCAGAAACAAAACACAGCATATCAGCAGTCTGTGGCGTACTTGGGGGCACTACTAAATTAGTTTGGTACCAACATGTGATATAACCAGCCATGGAGTATTTATTATCTGCAGTTAACCTGAAGTGGCTGGCACTCACCCATGGTACAACAAGAGATATAGTAGACTGCAATCCAACATCCCACACAACATGTGTCCCTAGCATTGCATCCTTTCTAGTTGTTGGTTCATCAATACCAGGTGGTGTGTATGCAAGTAATAATTTAAGTGTTGTGTTTGCAGTCCCACAAAACATAAAACTAAATCGCAGACTGCCAGTCCAATGGGTGTAATAGCTTGCAATCTCCCCAATTAAAGTTGTAGCCAAAGGCTGTGATGTAATGTCTACTTTTATTGAAAAGACTTTTTGTGCCATGCCTGTTTGGTTCCCTAGTTGTACAGTGTACATACTGACATTTCCAACATTGTTACCCACATTATTGACTGGAATCAAGGTATCAACTTGACACATTTCTATAAGGTTTTTAACTTCACCCGGAATAGATATTTCTTTAGTAGGATGGTACCAGGGTAGTGCACAAGGTGATTGCATATCATCAGTAGTCATGAATTGCCCAGATCCTGGAGTTATATATACAGGTAATCCTTGTTTAATGTTTTTTGCTCTTGCACCAGAAAATTCAGCACACATGGGACTTATTGATACAGTGATTGGCACTATATTAGAAGATGTAGTTTCACTACGTAATGGACTAATTGGTATGATGACCAGGCTCCAGTTATTATGTCGAAGCATTGAATCCATTGGCACAGCATTTACATATGGTACTATTAGAGTTGCAGAATTATTACTCCTAAGGTTTATAAATTGATGTGGGAAAATTAATAAATTTCCAAGAAGGGTGCCATCAAAATTAAGCCAACTATCATCACTAGGTTGTCTTAAACTTGCATCACGTTCTTGACTTACATCTCTGCCAGCCTCACCTGGGTGTGTGAGTTTGTAACCAGCAGTCACACTTCCGTGTTTTGCACTTGCTAGCTGGTGTTCTGGTATCATTGCAACTAACAAGGTACCCTGATGGAATTTACTAGCATTACACTGCACATGAACTGTATATCCACTTCTACCCAGGAAATGATAATACATATTTTCTCCAAAAATACCCATGTCTTTAAGAGCATCTGGTAATTTCCACCACCATCCTTTTGAACTACCATTCCAATGTTTACTCTCTAGTGTATAAAATCTATTTGATGATGTATCAGGTTGTGTTGGTTTGTCTATAGCAGTGGCATCTTGTGGTGTTAAGTAATGCGGCCAGACCCCATACCCAACCACAGCATTTGCTACATCTTGAGATGTGATTGTTGAATCTCCTCTGGTTATTTGCATAATCCTGTCTGAATAGCCACAAGCCTCAACAGATGGTGATTGTAGTGTTGGGATCCCCTTTTCTAAGACATCTTTAACTGGGTCAGTGAATTTGCTTGGATCTTGAGAGAAATCTAATCTAGATGCACCACTTGAGGCAGCATCCTTGAAGTAATTTATATTAAAGTAATTTAAACTTGATCCATTTGACACTGAATTTTGGGTTGAGTGTGTACCAACATTTTGTCTAGATACCTGGGCGCCCATGATGCCAATATATATCAATATATATATTGTCACCATAAGCAATTAATAAAGGAAAAAGTGAAACACGGACACCCAAAGTAGTCGGTCCCATCCCGCAATTACTCGTTACGACCATAAACTCATTGGCTTATGAGCCATGGCTGCAGGTTTAAGGTTAGCCGCATTCAGGGGCCGGAGGACTCAAAGTGAGCACACGCGGCTCTTCACACCCTGTCCGATCTTTGGCTTCACACCTCATGAGAGGTGCGCAGGCAGCCACGCAGGCTGGACCACTGTTACCAGTGGGGAATGTCCAGCCTCATCTGCAAGGTCTACTGCTGGGTATGCAGCTGAACGACCAACCAAAGATCTTTCAGAATCCTACTAAGCTCTGTGTAGGCACTTTGCGGATAACGGTATCTGTTGTTTTTGCCCTGTTGGAGCATATCAACATCAACCGGGGAAACAGAAGTGCTTGACCTTAGACAACCTGGAGAGTTGCCTACTATTGGTCTTGTATTTAAAACTTCTAAGTTACGTAAAAGGATGGGGAGGGGAGGGAAAAACTGGCGTACAAAGTTACCGGAATAACAGAGTACAACACCCATTGGGTGGTGTGGGTGGGAACAACCCACACCCAGTTTTAA